GGATTAATCGCCATTGCTCAAGTGTCATGGCCGTGTTTGTAACACAGCTTGACAGATTATGCCAATGGGCTTATCTCAATGACAACGGGTTGGCAAACAATGCCAGGAGGTTTAATATGACGACCATGCCGAATAACCTTGATGCAATGATCGCTCGGTCGAGCATGTCGAAAAGAGAAGTGGCGGCCCTAAAAGGCATCACGCCAGAAACCTTGTCGCGTCAACTACACGGCAAAATACAAATGACGCTGCAGGACGCCGAGCGATACGCCAAAATTCTGGATTGCACACCTCAAGACGTTTTATTCCCAACACCGCCAATACCCATCATTGGCTATTGCCACCTTCTTGCTTGTGACCCTAACGATCCGCAGTGCCCACCCAGCGGCTTCGATATAGAACGAAAGATCTCTGTCGGCGATACAATGGGGAAGGTTTATCTCCCAAGTTATCTTGAACAAAATACTGGAGCCATCGTATGGTCCGCCGATAAAGATTATTCTGGTCCACTACAAAGATGGAAAAACGCAATCGAGCTTGTTGAGCGTGATCCAGTCGAAAACCAATATGTGTCTGAATGTGCGATACAGAACTCATGTTATGTTTTGCTCAAAATTCCGTACCAAGAACGTGGCAAAACCCGTCAACTACTTTGTGGCACACTTTATCCAGAGCCAAATAATCTTTTTACGATCCATAATCCTGACACGGGCGCCACGATCAAAGGACAAGAACTCGTCTGGGCAACCGCAACCCTTTCAGCCGCTTTCCGACCAGCAATGAGGGGCGTGGAGGTAATACTAGATAAGTGACTTGACGTAATCTGTCATGATGGCATACGCTCCTTCACGATTTAATCGTGGAGATGAGATATGCTACTTGATACCCCTGAGTGGGCAGCCAGGCATTTTTACTTCTGGCACTCAAACCCTACTCGAGAACGGGCGAAGGCTTTTTTCGACAAAGCGCACGTCCGGCCCCAGGTCAAAAAGGCCTGGGAAGTAGTCCAAAACCCCAACAGCACCCCTGGTCAAAAGGCAAAAGCCTGGAAGACCATCAACCGGCTCAAGACCGGCCGCTCGGCCGCCATGCAGGGCGGCATTGACGCGCAGACCTGTTGTGACGCCATCCTGCTCGAAGGAGCGGATCCAGCTGAGGCCATCGCAAAACAGATTGCCTCCTATCGCGATTACGAGCCCCGTGACTGGGACGATGGATCCGATGCAGCCAGGCACCAGAAGTATATCGAAGAGCTGCCAGCGGTCATTGAACACGCTCTAGCAGGGCTGCGAGAGGCGATGGCTCGGGAGAACCGCATCCTGGGCGAAATCGAGCTGCTCGACATGCTGCCTGGGCTCGCGCTGCCGCACAACACCAGGCCAGATTACAACCGCCGGGGCGATCTCAAGACAAAATGGTCGAGCCTCGACAAGCGAAGCAAGTCTGGCTTCAAAGCAGCCGCGATCCCCAAGTCTCTCACCGGCATGTTTGACATGAAGAACGTCTTCCAGGCGGCCGGCTTCTGGGCGATCAACGGTAGGCAGCCGCCTTTCCTGGTGTACGCCAACGCCTCGAACTATCAGATATTCACGCCTGAAAACTGCGACGAGCTCAAGGATGACTTCCTGGCTGACGTGGTCGAGGAGATCAAGGTCCAGCACCGCTGCACCGAAAACCTCCTGCAAGCCGCCGAGACCAAGGAGCAGCTCCTGGGCATGGTCGCACCTGACTTCAAAAACATCATCTGGAACGAGCCGCCCGGCTACCTGGCCGAGGCGAAGCGCGTATGGGGGTTAGCATGAGACAGAAACTAATCTGGCTGCACGTCGATGACGCCGGCCGTCAGCTGCGTCCTTATTCCAGGCTGCGCGAAGCACTGCGCGTCCTGGGCGTCGTTTTCTTTTCGATCTTTGCCGCGTTCTCACTCTGGTGCTTCGCAGTGCTGGTCACGCTTTTGATGGGAGGCTGAATTGCAGAAAGAAATCACCTGGCCTGGCGATCCTGGGCCGACAGCTCACAGACATGGCCCTGATACCGAGCAGCTCGCGCTCGAGTTTGTGGCCCCCAAGCTAAGTGGACTGAGGCTCAAAGCCCTGCAAAGCCTCGCCTCAGTCCACCCTGGCCTAACTGGTAGTCAGGTTGCCGAAAAGATGGACGCCTGGCTTTACAGCGTCAAGCCCAGGCTGACCGAGCTCGAGCGTATGGGTCTGGTCCGCGACAGCGGCGAGCGCGCCAAGAATGACCGAGGCCGGCAGGAGATCGTCTGGCAGATTACAGGGAGGGGCGAGCAATGGCTAAAATCCCTGAGCAGCTGAAACAGATCTTCCAGGAGCTGCAGCTCGAGCCCCAGGACGCCGTCTGGGACTGCCACGGTACGCCAGTGGTGTTACACAAAGCGCTCGAGCTGGTGGCAGCGCACAAGGGAATTACCTTCGATTCGCCGGTGATGATCGAGGCTGACGCACAGACCAAGTCTGTTGTCATGCTGGTAACCGGCCACCTGGGCGACCAGGTCGAATGGTCTATCGGCGAAGCCACCCCCTACAACAACAAAAACTCATACCCTTTTGCGATGGCTGAGAAGCGCGCGAAAGACCGCGTGATCCTAAAGCTCATCAACATAGCCGGTTATGTTTATTCGGAGGAAGAGGCCGACGATTTCAAAGCATCGCGGCCGCAGCGCGCAGCTGCGCCTGAGCCGGCGCCTGAGCCAGCAGCAGCTGAGCCCGAGCGCGGTCCCTGGGAGACTTGGGCAAACAGCGCCATGAACAAAATCAAGAAGCTGGCCAGCGAGGACGGTGGCGCCTCGAAACTAACGAGCTGGCTCAGCGGCAACATGAAAGACCTGAAAGGTCTCAAGGCTGCCGATCAGCAGCTCTTCGAGCTGCTCAGAGCTTATTACGACGAGCAATATGAGAAAGCCAACACGGGAGAAAGAAAATGAACTCGCCTCACCTCAGCCGCGCCGAGATCAAGCTGCGCGAAGATATCAAAGCAGCCGCACCGAATCAGGCGCCAAACCTGTATCGGGCCACAGCCTGGATCCAGTATCGAACCGACTTCAACGAGGACACGCGGCGCTTCGAGCCGATGACCGCCGAGCAGAAAGCCAAGTGCGACGAGCTCGGCAAGATCCTTGCTGATGCCGGCGTCGAGCTCAGCATCACGCTGTCACTCAGAGATGGCGAAGAGGTGAAGAACTTCCCCAAGGTTGCGACCTTTGCAATCTATCCGAACAAGCCTCGAGACCAGGCACCCGCTCCCGCACCAGCCCCTGCAGCTGCACCAGCTGCCGCGACAAGTTGGGATGCAATCTAATGGTGGGCGCGATGATGACAACAGCGGAGGCAAGCCTTGTCCTATTCGGTAGTGACGGTGATGCGGCGCGTCAGAAAACAGCTCGGCTCCTTGATGCCCAGGGCATTGAGAAGATCCGCACGGGCCGGCGGTACTACTACCGGCGCCAGGACATCGAGCAGCTCAGCGGAGCTGCTGGTCTGGCCAGTCCTGGGGGAGCTGAGGGTCTTGGCCCACGGCTCGTATCTGACCAGGTCGATGACAGCTGAGCAGCTGGATGACCTCGCGATCCGATTCCACCAAGCAGCAAAAGAAACCCGTCGCCAAGAAACGGCGGCGGGTCTCGAGCGAGCGGAAGGAGGAGATCGTGCCTTACGGGAGTCAGGAAGAGCTCAGCGAGCTGATGGACACATGGCCGGCTACTGACCCACCCCTATATAGAAAGGGCCGCCAGCGCGGCCCTAATCGCCATTAAAGGCATATTGTTTTATTCAAAGATCGAGCTCACTGCGTCCAGCATGTGGGCATCTTTTTCATCATCTTCGATCCAGTGCCCATACGTCTCTTGCGTCGTCTGGACGCTTTCGTGGCCCATGAGATTGGTGATCGTCCACCAGTCATTCTTGAAAGCGCGCAGCAGCTGGCTGGCATAGTAATGTCGCAGATCGTGCCACCGGATCTTTTCGACGCCGGCCTTGGCACAGGCCTTGTCCATGTTTTCCTGGAACCGGCTGTCGCTGATGATGGCGCCCGTCCTGGTCGGGAAGACCAGCTCGGTCTTGGCCGGCCGGCCGCGCTTGATGTAGAGCTCGCGCAGCTGGATCGCCAGGCCCCTGGGCAGCGTGACCTTCCGGTAGCCCTTGGGAGACTTAGGAGGACCGACCTCAGCCCGGTGCTTGACCGCTTTGTTGACATCGACCTTGGAGCCATCCAGGTCCAGGTCAGCCCAGGTCAGCGCGCGCTGCTCGCCCTGCCTCAGCCCGGTCGAACTGGCGAAGGTAGCCATGAGCGCCCACCAGGGATCCATCGCCTCGATGATCGACTTGACCGCTGCCGGCTGGACACGCTCGACCTTGCCGTCTGTTGCCTTGCCCTCGATCTCGCCGATGGCAATCGCGCCCTGCCAGGGATCAGTCTTCCGGCAGCCGACCAGGATCGCGTAACGGTTCATAGAGCGGAGGCTGGTGAGGATGTTCTTGACTGTCTTCGCGGTGCGGCCGACAGCCATCTGATCGAGCAGCTGCAGCTGGACATGCTTCATCTCCAGGTCGCGGACCTTGAGCTGCGCGGTGCTCTTGTTGTTCACCTTGAGCGTCAGGAAATCTTTCGCGTGACGGTGTTTCTCAGACCAGCTCGATTTGCTGATCTTGCCCTTGTCGTACTCGCTTTGCAGATGCTTGACCCAGGCGCCAACAGGCTTGTCCTTCTCGAATCCGAGCAGATCGTAGAACGTCCAGTCCCAGGCGCCATCTGTGTTGAGCTGCAGCTCGTCCTCGAGTCGCGTTATGTAGGCATGAGCTTCTTGCTTCGTGGCGAAATACTTTTGTTCGCCATCCTCGAGGACATAGCGAGTATCGACGCAGTAGGCAGCTCGCCCTGTCTTCGCCCGAGACGGGTAGTGATTGACATCTAGTTTCATCAGGCAGCCTCCTTCTCTTCGACCGGCCAATAGATGATTGTCTTGCCGATCACCTTGGTTTTGTATTTGGGCTCGTGGAGGAAGAAGGTCATCCAGTAATCTTCGCACTCCTCGAATGTCTCGAACTCAGCGACCTTGTAGGTCTTGCCGTTCTTCCAGCCCTCAATCAGTTTCATGCAGTCTCCTTCTTCCAGGGGTTGACGACTTTGTCCCAGAGATCGTCGTCGTAGATCATGTCATCGATGAAGTCCTTGAGCTCGGCGATGACAGCAGTCTTGGTCATCTCGTGGTAGCCGGGCTCGAGGACGAAGGTCGTCAGCGCATAGCCGGGGTGAACCCAGCCAGGCTTGAACATCAGATCGAGGACGCCGCAATCGAAATCACAAGCCTCGACCTTGGCCCAGCGCTTGGCGCCGATGGCCTTCTTGATGGCGGCGGGAGTAAAATCAGGCATGGGCAACCTCCTCTGCTGGCCGCGCCGTCACTAGGAAAGGAACGACGCCGAACTTGGGCGCCTCCTCCCAAGCCTTGGCAATGCCGGCCTCCTCCTGGCCGCGCCAGGTGAAAGCCTTGAAAGGCTCGTGATCCTGCTTGACCGTTAAGTCAGGCCAGACCCAGATCTCGTGATACTCAACAGTCATCAGGCAGCCTCCTCATACATCAGACACTCAACACACTTGGTCTCGAAGAGCTCACACTCCTCGCAGCCCTCGACCGGAGCGCAAAGCTCAGCGAGCTTTTCCTTGACTTTGATGACGGCCCAGCCCTTGCCCGGTGTGGGCTTTAGTTTTTTCAAGGCGGCGAGTTTAGCCTCGAGCTTTTTGACGGTCTCAAACGCAGTCTTGGGCATCTCATCTCCTCTCAATATTGACCCTACATATCAAATATAGGGGCATAATATGCCAAGGTCAAGGGACAATCCCGCGCCCTGTCTTGATATTGCAGTGACCGAACAGTGACCCAGGCACAAAAAAAAGCCTCCAAAAGCTAATGCTTTCAGAGACTTACTGGCCTTAGTGATGGCGGGAGTGACGGGACTCGAACCCGTCGAAACCATGCTCTGACATGCTCTGAAACGTAGCAAAACAATCGCTTACGTCCAAGGTAAATGTCATCGAGACATGCTGAAAGTTATGTCAGAGCACCTCGTCCGTGACCGAAAAGTGACCGCTGGTCACTTGGATTAGTGACCGGCTACCGAAACCGCCTGGTCTTTTTCATAATGCTTACGGGCTGCTTCGAGAACTGCTTGCCCTGGGATTTCGCCTTGCGCTTCGCCCTGGTAGTGGCAGCATATTCCGATGAGCTGAGCGACTTGATCGCTGCCTCGGGCAGATACCGCTCGCCCGTGACCGAGCTCTTCTTGCCGCTCTTGGTCCGCCAATTTTGTTTGCCCCATTGCTTCAAACTGTGCTGAGGATTGTGCATTAGTTTCGATATCCCCCACCCGCTGCCTTGTAGCGTTTAGCCAGGAGCTGAGCTTTCCGAGCTGACCATTTGCCAGCTGCGGTGCCTTGGACAGCTCTGCCCAGGATCGACTTGAACATGCGCTTTCTCATGCCAGGCTTGGTGTAGTTGCCAGCCTTGTTGACGGTCGATTTCTTCGCCATCACTTCTTCTTCATTGGTGGCTTTTTCTTGCCGGCCATCTTGAGGATGCTGGCCTTCTTGGCCTTGCTAAGTCCATAACCAGTGTGTTTTGGCATCACGCTTTTCCTTTCTTGGATCTGTTGCGTTTGGAAATTGCTGCGCCCTTCTTGCGAGCGTCTGCCTTCGAGCTCGCTCCCCAGGCGCGCAAGCTCAGCAGCAGCCTGGTCGGCCGGCCTTTGCTGTCTCGCTCGGGGCCACGCATGTTGCCCATGCGGGAGAGGAAGCTGGCGCGTCTAGGGTTGTCACCCTTCTTGACAGGCGCCTTGAGGTTCATCCCCTGGCGCCGAGCTGAAGCCCGGCCCTTGGCATTGAGGCCGCCTTTCGGATTCTTGCCGGCCTTGCGTTGCCAGGCTGGCGTCTTAGCCACGGCGGACAGACCCAGTCATGCCAGCCTTCTTCGCGCCCTTGGGCCCGGCCACCTTGGTCAGTGTGCCATAAACATAGGCATCCGCCTTCTTGCCCTTGAGACCCTTTTTCTTTGCCTGGGCCATCAAGCTCTTCTCAAGTTTCTCAGGCATCGATCAGTCCTTTCCGATAACCGTTTTCGCGATCGTAGGTGAGCAGCTCCTTGCGCGGCTCGTGAACATACGAGCAATGAATCCAGCCGGTGTTGCCGCCCGTGTAGCACTCGAGGATCAGCTGATCGAACTCGAGGTTGTCAGCGATCCACTGCGCGACCTCCATGTTCGAGACGCCAGGCACCTCGAAGTCAGCTGCCTGGCCTTTCGCGTGTTGGCTGGTCGGCTTCGAGCCGATGGCGACACAGAGCTCAGCGCAGCGATATCCGCTCGTGATTGTGACGGGTCTATCGAAATGATCCCTCACTGGCTGCAGAACGGCCTCACAGAGCCTCTCCAAGTGTTCGACCTGGTTAGGGTGCGGCGTATTATCGATGCCCCTGCGAAGAGCCGTCTGGCTCTTGGTCATTTCGACCAGGCTGAAATTTTTAGATAGCTTCATTTCTTGGCCTTCACCTTGCCGACCACGCCCTCGAGCATCCCGCCGCCAAAATAGAACGCGAGGATGGTGAGCATTGCCTCGCCCAGGTAGAAGTCATCGATGACCTGTTTGATGTCAGGAATGTTCGTTTTGCCGAGCAGCGTCATAACCAGGACAAGCGCGAAGGACAGCAAAAACGTGGCAGTGAACATCAGCGCCAGGTAGCGTTGGGCAACCTTAAAAGGAGCGTAGGCTGCCATCGTGTCGATCTTGGCCTGAGCCTTGACGCGCTCCATCTCCTCGTCGGAGCTGTGGACATCATCGATCAGATCCATGCCCTTTTTGATGACGTCGCCATTGCCAAGAATGGATGCTAAAACTCCGAGCATTATTTCTTACCTCCGAGGGTAGTGAAGCCCATGTAGGCGCCGACAATGCCGGCACCCGAGATGTAGAAAAGATTCGAGATATCAGCCAAAGCCTCTACCCGCTCCAGCGGGATGAAGAACATGGCCAGCGTGAACGCGCCCATCGCTGCCAGCGTAAAGCGAGCCATCCGCAGCTGAGCCAGGTGGCGGCGCAGCTCGGTCTCCGTCTGCTTAATCTGTCTGCTGCTTTCGACCTCGTCATCACTGACCAGGCCATCACCGTCGAGATCCCAGTCTTCCGCGAACTTGCTGTCGCGCTCGAACTTCTTCTGTGTCACTGGCTTTCCTTGATGGCCTTCAAGACCTCATAGACATTCGGCGGTGGCGGCTGGTCAGGGTTCCACTGGCAGAGGTATTCGCGCGGCTTCCATTCACCGTAGCTATAGAACAGAGTCTCCTGGGTGTTGTGGGCACCTCGATATACGCAAGCCTCCTGGCGCTTATCGATCTTCATGCACTTCACCAGCCGGCAAACGGTTAAGTCGTTGGCGGCTTGCGCTTGCGCCGTATGAGCTTTGAGTAACAGGATGAAGGCCGTCAGCACCGCCAAGCCAGCGCCGATCATGACAACCCAGGCCACGATCTCCACGAACTTACGCCGGCGCTCACGCTGCGCGTACATGGTCTCCTGGCGTTGCTTTCTGATACGCGCCTCAGTAGCGACCAGCTCGTTCCACTTGGACATGCCCAGGGTCAGGCCGATAAACTGGCGCAGCTCATCACGCTGCTGCTGTGCCTTTTGTTTGGCCGCGAAGATCTCGAGAGCTTCTTGCTCGATGCTCTTGCCGGAGAACAGCTTCTTGAAAATCGGAGGATTCTTTACTTCACGCTCTGCCTGGTCGAGATCCGACAAGCAGCTCATCCACTTCGACAGACTGCCGATCATGGACTCGAGCTCCTGACCAGCGGCAATGGCGCGCTTCACGGCGTTATAGCTCGCCGTGGCGCCGGCCATTAGCGTGACAGGATCCATCAGTACACCTTCACTTTGTCTGAATCTATGAGCTTAGGCAGGCAATAGGCCGTGATCTGCCCACCTTGCTTATGCAGCGCACGAGCAAAGTAAGTGCAGTCATCAACGCTATAGAAATAGAGATCGTTTGAAACCAGCTTGCCGTCCAGAAACACGAACAGCAGAAAAGCGTGGATCACTGCCCCAGCAGGACGCCTACAAGCAGGACAATGGTGGTGCCGGCTGTGCCGATCATAATCGTCTCAATGCGCTTGATACGCAGGATGGTTTCCTTCCAGCGTTCAGCGCACACCGCCTCATGCGTGTCGATCTGGGCCTGTACAGATGCGGCTGTGGGCTTGCTCATTATTCAGCATCCTGAATGGTCAGCAGTCCTTCCGACTGCTGTCGCATGATTTCGTCGTAGTGGCGGTTGCCGGGTGCGTTATTAGGCACGAATAGCACCTCGCCATTGATTGTGGCTTTGATACTTGTATCGCTACCGTCGATAGTGCTAGCCCAAAACTGTGCTGATGTGATGTCCATGTCATCCATTTTTACAACTCCGCATCCATGACAACACTTTCAATGTAAAAGTCTCCCGCTCCGCTGTTAGGAAATGTATTCCCCGCGTCG